AGTACAGGATAATGAAACACGACATATCAAAACTACACCCAATTCACCAAAAGATGTACCAAGAGTTTATCTCTAGTGAGTTTACACCTAATGAAGTGCCAGACGAACTTTATAAGGTGTGGTTAGAGCTATCCAAGATACCCAAAAAAGACTGGAACAAGCAAAGCACGATAGATGCATTACAAGTTATTGACGAGAACTGAAAAATGCTCTGTAATTAAAACATAGGAGTAATATGAGCAAAACTTTATTTACTAAAGCTGAAATAGAACGGACTGAAAAAGGCATGACTGCAATTGCATCGACTTCTGTTGTTGATAGACAAGGCGAGAGTATTTCTGTAGGTGGTTGGGATTTAAGAAACTTTAAGAAAAACCCTGTCTTATTGTGGTCACATAACCATGACGAAGTTGCAATTGGCAAAGCTAAGGGCATAAAAGTTGTTGGTACTGGTAAAAGCGCACAGTTAGTTTTTCAACCGGTATTTCACGACAAAACCCCATTAGCTGCTGCTATTAAGTCACTATTTGAGGGCGATGATACTATTGAGCCGGTGCTTAATTCTTTTTCGGTTGGTTTTAGACCGATTGATGTTGATGGCAATACTTACACCAAACAAGAGCTGTTAGAGATTAGTGCTGTTAATGTACCAGCTAACCCAGAAGCTCGCGTTATGGCTTATAAGTCACTTAAAAAGGCCGGTGTTAAAGCTGATGTGATTAAACAAGTTGGTGTAGATGTTAAACAAGCCGAGATTGACACATTAAAAAGTGAAGTAAAAAGTCTAAACGAAAAGTTAGACAGTATTTTGACGAAAGGCGATAAGCCCCAAGTCACAGGTCGAAAAGCTGAGGTCGAAACGACTATTAGCACTTTGAAAGTAATACAGCGTGCAAACGAAAAGTTACTAACAAAGTCTAATGCTAGTAAAACGACACAAGCAAAAATAGTTAAGATAGCAACCGAAAGGTTATTGTCTAACTATAAAAAACAATTAAAAGGATAATAATTGTTATGGGAAAAATAAAAGAACTTCAAGAAAAAGTTGCTAAAGGATTAGCTACAGACGAAGAAGTAAAAGAACTTAACGAACTTAAAGCCGAAGCTGTTGAAGTCTCTGAAAAGAGTGCTGAAGTTGACGCCGAAGTTGACAAACTTGCTGATGAACTTGTAAACAAAGTTGAAAGCAAAATGGGTTCTAAACTTGATGATGTCTTAAAAGCTATTAAAAAAGGTAACGAAGTTAAAGAAGAAGCAAAATCTGTTAAATATATTGTAAACAAAGAACTTGGTAAAGTATCTGTTGATGAACTTGCCGAGAAGAAAATCTCTGTACCGGGTCGTAAAGAAGCTGGCAAAAAAGTAACTGAAATCTCAATGAAATCAGTTGAATTTGTTGACGCTCTTATGACTGGTAACAAAGAAAAATTACAGTTGCTAACAGAAGGTACTGCTGCTGCTGGTGGTTACTTAGTACCAGAAGAATTTGCCAACATGATTGTTGAAGATATACGCGACCAAAGTGTTATGCGTCAATTAGCTCAATCAATGACAATTTCAACCGATACTCTACACTTGCAATCACTAGACAGCCGACCAAAAGCTGCTTGGCGTTCAGAAGCTGCTGTTAAAGCAACTTCAACCGCTACATTTAGCGAGCTAGTATTTACCCCTTACTCACAAGCTGTAATCGTAGGTCTTTCGCAAGAATTGGCTGCTGACGCAAGTTTAGGTGTATCTGGTAGTATAGTAAACTATGTTGGTGGTTTAATGGCTCAAGCTCTCCGTGAAAACGAAGAAAAAGCTTTCTGGACTGGTAACGGTTCAGGCAAACCAACCGGTGTTAACAACTACTCACTAGCAGGCCATGACGCTGGTGGTACTGACAGCTCACTTGCTGACGCTATTAAGAAAACCTACTGGGATTTACCACAAGGTTATCGAAATGGTGCAGTATGGGTTGGTCACCAACAAGCATGGGCTAGAGTAAACTCTATGAAGAATAGTCAAAATGACTACTTGCTAACTATGGTTGCAGATGGTCCGACTACTCGATTGGGTGGAAGCCCTGTTTACGAACAAAACGACCTACCTACTGACATACTTTTGTTTGGTAACTTTAGTTACTATCAAATTGTTGACAGACAAGGTATTACTGTTGACTTCTCAACCGAAGCCACAGTTGCTGGTTCAAGTGCTTTCGAAAAGAACTTAGTATATGTTCGATGTGAAAGCCGCGTTGACGGTGAGCTTACGCTTACTAACGCTGTTCGCAAAATCTCTGGACTTAACTAGTCAACTTAGAGCGTTTTGGGGTAGCGTAAACCCCAACTAGAAATAATAAGGAGTATAATGCAAATTAAAATCTTGCGAGATTATAAGCAGTATAAAAAGGGTGAACTTGTCAACATTGCTAAAGACAAGGGTACTTTGCTTATAAAAAAAGGATTTGCAATTGCTCATAAAATGATGGGTAGAGGTATAACTAAATGACAAATATACTTACTTACGCATTAACTACTGTTGCAGATGTTAAAGAAACTTTAGGCATAGCTAGTAGTAATACAACTAAAGATAATTTAATAACTCGCAAGATAAACCAAGCAACTGAAATGATAGAAGGTTACTGTAACAGACGCTTTAAAGAACAAACCAATGTAGTTGAATACTATGACGGTGGTGATAGTGGTAGTTTATTGTTAAGAGGTCGCCCAATAACCAACACAACAACTTTTTTGCTAGAATCTCGCGATACTTCATTAAATGATAACGATTTTAGCAGTATTAACGCTGAAAATTATTTCGTAGATAACGCCGCAGGGGTAGTAGATGGCTTGTCTTCCTTTTCGGGTCGCTGGGATAGATACCGCGTAACCTATTCATACGGGTACTCTACAATTCCAAGTGATTTAGCCGAAGCGTGTGCTACCCTTGCAGCTTACCTAGTTAATAATGACGCTAGTAGTGTTGCCGGTATATCTGGCAAAAAAGAGGGTACTAGAGAAGTTAGATACTCAAACAACAAGGGTGGTTATGATAGTGATAATATAATTGACCAACTTGGATTAAAAATTACACTAGACAGGTATGCTGAACCAGTAATTAGCGGGCAGAGATAATGTTTTTTGAGAGCCACGAAATAACTATTCGCAGATTGCGTAAGACTTCTGGCTACTCAAGTAATTATTCTGCTACATACACAGCCTATAACGCTGATATACAACCGGCCGATACTGATAGAGTTGGTATGGTTGATGGTGGGCGTATTGGCACACTTTACGAGGCTTGGGTTGATGTATCAGTTAATGTCAAAGAAGCTGACCAAATAGTCGCCAATGGTGTAACTTTTTCGGTACGCGCAGTTAATTATTATCATGGTGCGAGCTTACTAGACCACAAACATTTAATATTAGTAGCCCAAACGAGTAACAACTAATGCAAGTTAATGTCAAAATAACCAATTTAGATGAGATTAGAAGCGCTTTTAGCAAAGCACCGATAGAGATGACCAAAGAGTTAAACAAAGCTATCAGAACCTCTATAATCGCTATTGAGGGGCAGTCTAAACTCAACTCGCCTGTGCTTACTGGGCGCTTGCGTGCCTCACACGCTAGTTTGTTTAGTAATTTGCGTGGTGAAACTGGGCCGAATACTAACTATGCTATAAATACTAACTATGCTATATTTGTACATGAGGGTACGCGTTACATGAAAGCTAGACCATTCTTATTAGAAGCAGTCAAGACCCAAGAGAATAAGATTGAGCAAAACTTCAAAGACGCAGTACAAAATGTATTGGACAAAATTGGAAGAGAGGTATAACCATGTCAGCTTCACAAAATATTAAAAAAGAAATTATCAAAAAACTATCAGCATTAACTGATTTCAATAAAGTGTATGGCTATGAAAAACTTAACCCAACTGGATTTCCAGCAGTCTTTGTAACTACTACAGGTGTAGATAATGAATTCTGGTCAAGTGCTGAAAACAAACGAGTATATGGTTATCGAGTTTTAATCTTAATGCAAGGTGGTCAAGGTTTAGTTGGCGATGCTAATGATGATGTTATGGACACAGCCGAGCAAGGCATACAAGAGTTAGTCGGTACTGCAATAGATGCGCTAGATAGTGATATAACGCTTGGCGATAACGCACAAGTGGTATTTGTTGAAGCCTCAATTGGTGAATATGGCTATGTTGAGTTTGAGGGTGGTTGGGCTAGAAGTGCAGTAGTTGATGTAAAAGTTCACTCGGTATTTTTAGTATAGTTATTGACGACAATGTCAAAAAGAGTATTTAATTAAAGCATAGGAGTAAATTATGAGTAAATTTGTTGGCCGAAGAGGTCAAGTAGGATTAGCAAAAGAAAGTTCAGCCGGTACAATCGTAACGCCAACTTTTTATTTGCCTGTAAATAGTATTAGTTTTGATGACAAAACAACTACAGCTCGCGAAAACGAGGGCTTAGGTAGAATTGAAGATAGTGATAGTAATTATGTTGTTAATAAATATGGTGAGGGTGATTTTGAATTCGACTTAAACGATAAGCAAATGGGGTTAATACTCACTAGCTTACTAGGTGCAAGCCCAACTACAACTGGTGGGCCAACTTACGCACACGCCTTTGCACTAACAAACACAAATACTCATCAAACTCTTTCTCTTGCATACCAAGACCCAGACCAAACTAAAATCTTTCCATATTGTGTAGTTGATGGTTTAGAAATAACAGTTGAGCCAGATGGAATTGCCAAAGGTAAAGCTACTTTTAAATCAAGAGTATCAAGAGACTGGAGTACATTAACACCAAGTTACACATCGCTAGGTAATAAATTCTTACACCAAGACTTAAGCTTCAAATTAGCTAGTAGTACTGCTGGTTTAGCAGCCGCTACAAGTGTAGGACTTAAGAAGCTGTCACTTAAAATTATGGCTAATGCTGATTTTGACAATGAAACCGGAACAGTAGAGCCAGCCGCAGTTCTTAACCACCAGTACAGCGTTGAGGGCGAGATTACACTAAACAAGACTGACGACACTTATCGGCAGTTAATGCTTGCTGGTACTTACAAAGCAATTGATATTTCATTTAACCACGCTAGTAACTCAAGTTTGCAAATTCAAATGCCAAGAGTTGACTTTACTGAATGGGAACAAGACAGAGGACTTGATGACATTGTTGGTCAAACCATACAATTTAAAGCTAACTATGACGCTGCTAATGCAGTTGCAGCTATTAGCACTTGTACACTAACCAATACTTACGCTGGTACTAATTATTAAGTAATATAATCAAGGAGTGAAAAAAGCATGTCAAAAATTGTAATAAAAAAACGAATATCTTTAGATTTCTTAGGTGACGAACACCAAGATAGTTATTTAACATTTAAATCAATACCGATGCGCGAATATAAAGAATATATTGAAGCCGCTAAAGGTAAAGATGAAACCAAAGCAGTTGATTTTATAAGCGACAAAATATCAGAACTGTTTATTGAAGGTAAATTTTTTGACGGTAAAGAACTTGTTGATATTGAAGCTAGTGACTTAGTTGACTTAGACATTGCCACTACAATACAAATATTCAAAATACTCACAGGACAAGACCAAAGCCCAAAAGTTTAGCCCAGCTAACCGATTTTATATTCCATAACGATACTGGGCAAAAACCACCACCTAGCGAATATATAAGATACAAATATAGACGCATGTTTAATCTCACAGCCGAAGAATACGAGCAAGAGCCGGCTGACCAGTTATTTACTAATATGCTCATTTATGGGTACATTAAAGAGAAAGAGAAAATAGAAATGGAGAAGTCTAAAAAGTAATGGCAGTCCAAGCAGAAATTAAAGCAGTAATTAGTGCCAAAGATGAGGCAAGTTCGGTACTCTCTAAGTTTGGTAGTGGTTTTGGTAGTATCGCAAAAGGCGTTGCAGCAGGTGCAGCAGTTGCCGGTGCTGCAGTTATTGGTTTTGGTGTTGCTAGTGTGGCAGCATTTAGTGAGAGCGAAGACGCAGCAGCCCAACTTAATGCTGTTCTAAAATCAACTGGTGGTGTTGCCGGCATAACGGCTGAAAGTGCTAATGAGCTTGCCAGTAGCTTGCAAAAAGTTACTAAGTTCTCTGATGAAGCTATATTGGGCGGTGAAAATTTATTACTAACATTTACCAATATTGGTAAAGATATATTTCCACAAGCTACCGAAGTTATGCTTGATATGAGCCAAGCACTTGGTCAAGATGTTAAAAGTTCGGCAATACAACTTGGTAAGGCGTTGCAAGACCCAATACTTGGTGTTACTGCCTTGCGTAGAGTTGGTGTAAACTTTAATGAAGCTCAACAAGATGTAATTAAAAACTTAGTCGAAACTGGTAGAGCTGGTGAAGCTCAAGCGATGATATTAAAAGAGTTACAAACAGAGTTTGGTGGAAGCGCTAAAGCTGCTGGTCAAACATTTTCTGGTCAATTAACTATACTTGAAAATACCTTTGGCGATGTAATGGAAGTTATAGGTGCTGGACTTGTTAAAACAATACAACCATTTGTCAAAGCCATAGCCGACTATGTTACAAACCACCAGCAACAGTTTATAGATGGATTTGCAGTCTTAGCTGGCTATATAACAGTTGCATTTAACGCGCTAAAATGGGCTTACGACAATATATTCTTACCTGTATTTAATTATTTTTCTGATAGAGCGCCAGCGATATTGGAAGCTTTTAGACAAGCTTGGGCTGCTTTACAACAAGCTTGGGCTGCTTTACAA